TTTTTTGCAAAGGATATACAAAAAATACCAGAGATTTTGGATTTTGAAAAGCTATGGATGTAAAGGGGAACTAATGCCCCCCTTTATGGTTATCAATCAGCTTCAAAATCATCAGCGGCGGTAAAACTTTCGTCTGTACCAGCTTCTTCAATTTCCACTGCATCATCTGAGGCCGAGGTTGTAAATGTCCATCGAGAGGAACTTCCTGAATCAAGAAGTACTCTATGACCAGTCATTTTAGTGACTTGGCGAATTGTTCCGCCATCGTCCTTTACTGTGACAGTCATTTCACCGGCAACCAAAGCACCTTGTGCTTTGTCAACTAATTTGCAAGTTGCATAAGTTGAGCCATCATAACATTTATATCTACGTGAGCCTTTTTGCTTCACTATCCAGCCGTTTACTTCTGCGGCTCCGGTATGAAACCGACATTTTAATTCGTTACCAGCATCTGGTGAACCTAAATGTCGTTTATTAATTGGTCTTCCCATTTGTTTTCTCCTATTACGGGTTCTAACCGTTACGGGGTGGTGCCCCATAAAAGGTTGCAAAACAACCTTGTTTCGTGTATAATATATTTATTATGAAAAAGATTGATCTCAAATCCATGCTAGGTGCAGTAGATAGGCGTAATAAAGAATTCTACAGTCAGCTATCTGATGAACAAAAGAAAGAGTTTAGTCCGTTCATGGTAATGCGTTGGACAAGTTCTATTAAGGGTAGTAAGCAATTGCAGGAGCATTATTTAGAGTTGACAAATGAATTTTTGAATAAAGATTTTTCTGTTTTATATAAACATAAAGAGTTATGTTGGATGTTAGCGTCGATAATTGGTATTGGAAAAAATCAGTATCATCCTTGGATAGGTGTTAGTAAAAAAACTAAAAAAGAAAAACTGATAGAGAGATTCAGTTTATTATATCCAAGTTTAAACCAAGATGAAATAGATATATTGTTAAGTGATAAAAAAGCAGTTCAAAATATGATAGACCAAATAGATGGCAAAATTTAAATGTATCTTTTGTAATAGATCGTTTGTTAAAGAAACAACATTAGCATCACATTCTTGTCCAAAAAAATTATACCATGGCGATAAGGATGAGAAGTATATGATTGTAGCCATATGGTGTTATAATAAATTTCTTGCAAGAAATACATATAAGCAGGCTACTATTACAAAGTTTTTAGACTCGCGACATTATATGGAGTTTATTAAGTTCGCTAGATATGTGTTGGAAGCACGGATTAAAGGTTATCAAGATTTTATGGAATGGTTGTGTGACAATAATGTAAAAGTTGATAATTGGCGAAAGGAAGCAACATATGGTAAATTTATTAAACAACATGGACTCAAAGAATCGTGTCAACGAGCATTAGAAAAATTTGTATTATGTATACAAGAATGGGCAGACGAACAAAATAAACCAATACAGGATTTTTATATTAAGGCTAATTCGCCAACAATATTAAAACTTATACGTGATGGTAAATTAAGTTTATGGATAGCAGTTGGCACTGATATTGGAAAGCAATTACTATCTAAGATGGAAGATAGTGAACTTAAACATTTAGATGAATGGCTTGGTGATGACTTGAACAAATGGAGTCGTTTAATTAGCAAACACCAAGAAGATATTAATTGGGCAAATAGTGTTCTAAAAGAAATGAAGTTTAATGGCGTTTAATACTGATGTTGATATAGATGTAGCAGACAGGAATAAAGTATTAGAGTTGTTTAAGCATGTTCCGGCAAAGCTAACAGATAATAAGAAACATAAAACTGGCGTTTATTTTCATAATGTACCAGCTGATTATTTAAATGGTACTTGTATTATTGATTATAAACAAGCCGATGATCTTGGATTTTTTAAACTAGATGTAATTAATAATAGTGCATACAAAAATATAGATTCAAACAAGTTAGATGAATTAATATTCGAAGATCCTAATTGGGATTTATTGCTTGATCCAACAATAGTTAGTAAGTTATTTCATGTACATGATCATTTGGATATACTTCAAAAGTTACGACCAAGAAGTGTAGAACAATTAGCGGCAGTACTAGCAATAATTAGACCTGCAAAGCGACACTTGTCAAATCATAATTGGAACAAAATATTAGAAGTAGTGTGGGTTAAACCAACTGATGGTACATATTATTTTAAAAAATCCCATGCAATAAGTTATGCATTGCTCATAGTTATGCAATTAAATAGTTTGTAATGAAAAATGCAATACACGAAATAACAAAACAAGGGTATACAATTATACCTGATTTTGTAGATAACGATACTGTGAATAGATTAAGAGAACTATGTGATAGTTTACGTCCTAGCAGAGGATTTGTAAAACAGGCGTGGACATGGGCTAATCATAATAAGTTACCATGGTTATATTATTACACCGTACAAATTAACGATGATAATAACGATGTTCGAACTTTGAAAGATAAAATACATGGTGTATGTAATGAATTTATAGGTCTGTTTGATTATAGAGCTACTGATTTTATTGTTAATTATCCCAACTCAAAAAGTATTGACGTTAGACCACATATTGATACTCCTTACAGGTTTAAAGAATTTGAAGGTGGTCATAATTTAGCATTACAGATAGCTCTTGTTATAGATGAATTTACAAAAGAAAATGGAGGAACAGGATATGTTCCTGGTTCACATGAATTAAAATTTGAATACAATGATAATGATGTTGCGGTAAATGTTGATAAAATTTCTAATTTTTGGGAACATAATCATAGACAGTATTGTGCCAAACCTGGTACTTTAATATTGTGGGATGCTAGACTGCTACATAGTACAATGCCAAATTATACAAATAAAAAAAGGCGTATGCTTTTAATAAATGCAGTAAGTCAAACGATACGAGATCGAGTAAACGAATTGGATCCAATATGGGCTCGTGATGCTGAAATGCTTAATTAGGTTTTTGTACTAGTTCGATTGTTCTTCGCTTAGTTTTTTTTCCGGAAAAGTTAAACAAATTTACTTCGTGTCCCTTTTCTATTTTTACATTTTTTGCCGCTAAAACTGTTAAGTAAGGATAAAATTCTTTCATTTGTTTATGAAGAAACAATGTAATGGGAATACGTCTGTTTGATTCCCACCACCAAGTTTCACCTAAGGAAATAAATTTTTCTTTTAAATTTTTATCTTTAATTAAACTGTAATCATAAAACATGATAAATGTTGCATCACTTTGTTGAATGATACCAACGAATTCTCGTTCGCCGGCTTTGATTATACTTAAAAAAGGAAAGCGTTTTAAAATTTGTTCAAAGTCCATAAATATTATATAATGGGGTTAAATCACTGTGAATATTTATACAATAGCAAACACGTTTTACTTAGAAGATTCCCCAGGAAAAGGTGCCTTGACAATGCAAGCAGGAAATGTTAAACTAATTAAATCAGTTGAAAATACAGTTAATTTTCAAGTTAAAAATAAAGATAGAAAGCCGATTCAGATAGATAACGTATCTGTATACGCCAATATTGTAAGTAATGCCGGAACACTAATAAAAAATGTTCAATGTACTAAACATATTAGTACTAAAGGTAGTTTTGATTTAGTTACTGCCGCTAGTGATTTCGAGCACATAGACCCAGGCATGTATCATTTAAGTTTTTATACTGAAGATACAATTGGAACTAAAAAGCCATTGTTTACAAATTTAGCTGGTACTGGTAATTTAAATGTTGAAATTGAGGATTCCATTATAGTATCTCCAGTAGATAGTATTTCAACTTCGACTTTTATTGAAACTGGAACTAGTACAGGTATATTTGATTCAGAACCAATACGAGTATACGATGCGGCTGATAAGCATGGGCTAATTACTTTTGTAACTTACCTAGATAATTATTTTGGACAAGTGTCAGTATTTGGAACATTAGATGATACATATACTATGAGTAGTTCTTGGTTTGCAGTACCACTAGGTGCTGTTACTGATTATGTTGATTATACATCAGCAACAACTAAATTAGATCCATTTAATTTGACATTAGCCGTAAAATATATAAAATTTAGGCATGTGCCTAATGTAAGTAATACAGGATCAATAACTAAAATTTTAATACGAGCGTGATACTAGATTACGTTAAAACATTACTTCCGATAAACATAAAAGTTAGTCCTAGTGGATGGCATACCTTGAATTGTCCGGTGTGCATTCATAATGGACAATCACGGCCCGATACACGGAAACGTGGAGGATTCAATTTTCCAAATAGCGATTCAGTTGTTTATCATTGTTTTAATTGTGGTTTCAAAACATCATGGTTACCTGGTAGAAAAATTACATCTAAGTTTAGAATATTATTAACTAGCCTTGGTGCAACTGATAACGATATTAAAAAACTTGTACTTGCTTCAATGCAAATACAGTCTACAAGCGAACGTGTTACATTTGATTCATTAGCAATACCAGGACAATGGAAGGAAGAAGCACTTCCGATTAATTCTAAACCATTACTTAAATGTACAATAACTGATGCGTTTACTAAAGCATTAAAGTATCTTGAAAAACGTAGTTTAATGGATGCTGGAAATTGGTATTATACTGACACCAAAGCATTTAATTTAGATGAACGTGTTATTTTACCATTTGAATATAATAATAAAATTGTTGGATATACTGCAAGATTAACTAAACGCCCTAAGTCAAATAGCATACCAAAATATATTACAAAGTCACCACAAAGTTTTTTATTTAACTATGATAAACAAACTAATGTTAAATATACGATTGTATGCGAAGGACCGTTTGATGCATTAATGGTAAATGGAGTTGCAGTCTGTGGTAATCATTGCAATAGTAGACAGATAGATTTATTAAATCATTTACCAACAAAGAAAATAGTTGTGCCAGATAAAGACGGTAAAGACTCTAATTTAATGGATGTGGCTATAGAAAATAAATGGCACATTAGTTTACCTGAGTGGCCCAACGAAGTTAAAGATATATGCGATGCCGTAGCATATTATGGACGACTTGAGGCTTTGCTTACAATTTTGTATGCAAAGGAATATAATAAGATTAAAATTAAAATAAAGCAGAAAAAATGGCTGAGGTAGATTACACATACGATTTACAGAAACTGTTTATAGAGTTTCTAATTACAGATCCAGAATTATATGCAAGATGTAGAAACATTTGCGATTCGGATTTTTTTGATGCAACACTTAGAGAGAGTGTTGCATTCTTACAAGACTATGCAGATGAACATTCAGCAGTCCCGTCAGTTGATATATTAAACGCAAAATCAAATAAGAAATTTGAAAAAGTAACAATTACTAAGCATGAAATTGATTGGTTTTTAGGAGAGTTCGAACAATTCTGTAAACATAAAGCATTAGAAAAAGCAATTATTGAATCTGCTGATTTGCTCGAAACACAAGAGTATGGTGCAGTTGAAGGCATTATTAAAACAGCAGTTGAAATAGGATTAACAAAAAACTTAGGAACAGACTATTGGGACGATCCAATGTCAAGATTAAAACTGTTAAGAGATCATAATGGTAGTGCAAGCACAGGATGGAAAACAATTGATGACAAATTATATGGTGGGTTTAACAGAGGAGAGCTTTCAATATTCGCAGGCGGAAGCGGAGCAGGAAAGAGTCTGTTTCTGCAAAACTTAGCACTTAATTGGGTCGAAGCTGGATTTAATGTTTTATATGTTAGTTTAGAATTAAGTGAAGGACTTACATCAATGCGTCTTGATAGCATGATAACTGGATATTCAACTAGGGAAATATTTAAAAATTTAGACGATGTTGAGTTAAAAGTTAAAATGGCGGCAAAGAAAAAAGGACAATTACAAATTGTGCAACTACCAAATGGATGCACCGTAAATCATATTAAAGTATATATTAAAGAGTATATGACACAAACAGGCATAGAACCTCAATGTGTACTAATAGATTATTTGGATTTAATGATGCCTGCTCAACGTAAAGTACCACCAAGTGATTTGTTTATTAAAGATAAATTTGTCAGTGAAGAACTTAGAAACTTTGCAATTGAAGGTAACTATTTGTTTGCTACAGCATCGCAATTAAACAGAGGCGCAGTAGATGAAATTGAATTTGATCATAGTCATATTGCAGGAGGTATTAGTAAAATACAAACAGCAGATAATGTTATAGCTATTTTTTCTAGTAGAATAATGCGAGAGCGTGGACGAACACAAGTACAGTTTATGAAAACAAGAAGTTCAGCAGGAGTAGGACAGAAAGTTGAGTTAGAATTTAATATAGACACATTAAGAATATCTGATTTATCTGAAGATATGGACGAAACTCCGCAAGAAAACTTGTATGATAGATTAAAACTGTCATCTAGCATGAGAGACGATACACCAAAAGATCAGGTTCCAATAGATCAAACTGATAGATTAAAAGCAATGATTAAAAAAAT